CGATAGAGCATGTGCCCGATCTCCAGATCGCGATCATGGCTCGTCAATCCGATCGTCACCCCGTCCCGCCGCTCGATCCGCCAGCAAAAGGCCAATGTCGCCAGCGGTTTCTCCAAAGCCTCCGTTCCGCTCATTCCCTGATCTCCACCAACGGCACCGAAGGCGCCTCGCCCGCCGCGAAGGTCGCCCGATTGATGTCCAGCCGGTCCTCGGCAAAGCGCACCGGCACATCGAAGCGGAAACCGGCGGTCAGCACCGCACCCTCCGCAGGCGCGGCGTCAAAGGCGATCATTCCCAGCCCGGCATGGCTCCAGCCGCCCACCATCTCGGCGCCATTCACCGCCACCCTGATGGTGCCCGCCACCGGCCGCGTGATCCGCCGCACCTGCGCCTCTTCGCCAGCACCGTAGAAGCGCTGCAACGGGAACGCCGTCCGCACCCCATCGCCCAGTCCAAGGCGCTGGTCCAGCGGCCCCGGCGCTTCCCCCATGCCGCAACTGCGATCGTCATAGGGATCGGTGAAGCGGAACCCCCGAGCCGCCCCTCGCCGCGCCCGGAAGAAGGCGATCAGCGCCGCCATGTCCGTCTCCGACCGCACGCCCGGCCCGGCATCGAAGGACAATCGCGCATCGGCCCAGTCGCTGCTGCGCCGCTCATGCCCCGAAACGCTCTCCACGACCTGCGTCGAAAAGGCGGGCGCCACGCTCGCCTCCCGCCCAACGCCCAAAGGAAAAGAAACATCGTCAAAGGCTTGCACATCTTTCTCCCCGGATAATCTGAAGCAGGTGAAGCCATCCCGCGCCACCTGCGGCAGCGCCCAGATGAAGGTCGCCGCCGTCCCCCGCCGCACCGCCGCATCCGCCGCCGCCGCGATCTCGCGCCATTGCGCGGCATCCTCGCCGCGCAGCACGAAGCCTGAAAGATAATGCTGCGCCTCGACCGGATAGCCCAGCCGCTCCACCGCCAGTTCGACACCCCGCGCCGTCAGCCGCTCGCGCCCCTGCGTCACCCAGTCATAATCTTCCAGTTGCAACACATCGAAGGCGGGGGACGCCCAGCCCAAGGGCATGTTCGCCCGCTTGGCTTCCGGCGCCAGCGGATCGAGCACGGTCGGCAGATAGGCCAGCAGATGCGTCACCGCCCCCGGCGCCACTCCCTTCACCCAGGCGCAGAGCGCCGCCGTCGAGGCCGCCAGCACTTCGCCCGCCCGATCCAGCAATGCCTTCTGCCCGCCGCTCAGCGCGCCCCGCACGTCCGGGATCGACACCAATGCCCCGCCAAAGGCCGCCCGCGCCGCATCATCATACAGGCAGATGCGCCCATCCGTGGGCATCACCCACCACCAGGGCTCACCCACCTGAAAGCTGATCGGAATACCAGCCGCCAAACCAATGGAAACAAAGGCCCCCGCCACCATCCGCAAATAGCTCATCGCTCCGTCATGCGCCGGGGAAAGCAGGGTCGACGGCGGCGACCAGCCCGTCAGCGCGGGTGCGCCATCCTCTGCCCGCTGCTTCCAGTCATTCCAGCAATGCGCATCGAACAACTCGTAGGAAAGCGACCAGATCACCCCCAGGCCGAATGCCTTCGCCCGCCGCGCGAAGTCCGCATGCCAGGCCGCGCAGGGCGCATTCAGCACGCCCCCGGCCAGGCTGATATAAAGTCCTCCACCCAGGGGCTCGAGCCGGAAATAATGGCTCATCCCGACATAATGGTTGATGTCCCCGCGATAACCCAATGCATGGATCGACGCGACGATCCGCTCCGGCGTCTGGTTGAAGCAGTCGTCATAGCCGGTCGCCATCGACAGCCCATGTTCGGGCAGCACCACGTCGCCCATGCGCAGCACCGATCCGGCGCCGTCGCAGCGCATGTCCGAAAGCTCGCACCATCCCTCGACCCCGGCCGCGAACGGCGTGCTCCCCGCATCATAGGTCGGCGCCGCGAGCGAGAGGAACATCCTGTCCACGTCGCCCGCCCAGACATCTTCCCCCTCGCTCGGCAGGAATCCGCTCCTGATCGCGGAAAAATCCAGCGTGACGACAGCATCTTCCGGCCCGCCGCTCGCATAGTTCCACAAGCGCACATACCAGGCCCGCGCATGGCCCGCCGCATCCCTCCCCTCGATCGTCAGCGTCGGCCCATGCGTCTGGTCCAGCCGCCTCAGCCCCCCACTGCGCCAGCGAAAGCGCAACACGCAGTCGCGAAAATCCCGATCCGTGTCATAGGCGAGCAGAGCATGGCTCCATTTGTCCTCCGCTTCCCAGATCAGCCCGGCCAGATCGCCCGATCCGTAGAAGACCGCATCCACCCGCAGCGCATCGGGCGCGGTCGTCACCACGCTGGCCATCATCGGCCGGGGAAAATTGACGGTCCAGTGCGTCGGTGCAAAACGCTTCATGAACCGCGTTTCCTGCCCCCGCCGCGCATCCGCCAGCCAATAGCCCAAGGGATTCATCCGTTTATCGCTCCCCTCACCGCGCGCGCCACCTGCCGCGCGCTGCGCGCCAGCAATCGGGCGCTGTCGGCACCCTGCCCCTGAACCGCGATGGAAACCCGCACATCCCGGACGCTTCCGCCGCCCTGCCCACCATTTGGCCCGCCATTGGCAACGACCTGCCCGCTCATCGTCGGCACGAAGACCTCGGGTCCCCGCTCCCCCACGACATAGGCCCGCCCCGGCGCCACCGGCCCGCCGGTCGCCCGCCCCGGCAGGCCCAGCGCCGACGCGGCCAGCCCGATCAGCCCGCCGTCCCCACCAATGCTGTTCACCCCGGCCCGCAGGGCGCCGGCGGCAATGTCATCCAGCATGCGCAGCGCGACCGCCTTCAATTCCTGAAACCCGAACGCCCCGGTGCGCACGGCCCGCAGCAAGCCCTGCTCGATCCGTCGTCCGGCTCGCTCCGCGCCCGTGGCCAAGGGCCCCTCCAGCGCCCCTCGCATGGCCTCCACATCCCGCGCAAAGCCCTGCGTATCCGCCCGCACCCGCACGACCAGATTGTCGATTTCCTCGTCCATCCCACCCCCCAAATTCATCCTGAACCGCAATGCGCTCCTGCGCAGGCGGGAGCTCAGCCCGGCCGAGCTTCCCCTCGTTTCAAGCGGAAGGTCGGCTCCCCCTTTCCGGCGCTATGCTCCCGGCGCCCGACATGCCTTCGTCCGGCATCGCGGCCCGCAGCCTTTCCAGCTCCGCCCGGTCCATCCCGCCGCGCGCCTCCTCCTCATCTCCGCGCGCCGCGCGCAACACGCTCTCCAGCTCTGCCGGCGTCGCCCGCCAGAACTCGTCCGGCCGCCAGCCCAGCAACCACCCCGCGACCCCTGCCAGTCGCGCCGCCATTTTGAAAAAGCTCATCGTCCCCCCAAAATCTGTGCCAATATTCCCCGCAGAACGGGCGACAACTTCGCCAGCCCGACCGCCACGATCGCCTCGCCCAGCGCCTCGCGCGTCAGCCCCGCGGGCGGCTCCACCAGGCAATGCCAGAACAGCCCCGCCATCTCGGCGAGCGACAGCTTCCCGTCGGCGGCCCGCTCCACCAGCGCGAACAGCGGCCCCAATTCCTCCTCGGCCGCCACCAGGGCCGCGAAGCTGGGCCGCAGGACCAGGCGTTCCCCGCCCAGTTCCAGCGCGGCTTCGCCCCTTGCGCCATTGGGCGCGCTCACAGCGACACCACCGGCCCGGAACTCTCCAGGCCCAGCGCATAGTTGCGCTCCCCATTATAATCCCCGGCATAATCGAGCCGCGTCACCAGGAAGCGCCCGCGCATCTTCTCGCCGCTTTCGAAGCTCAGCTCATAATCCTCGATTGTCCCGGCCAGCGCATGGTTGCGCAGCCGCACCTCCGCCGCGGATCCTGTGAATATGCCCGCCGCCGACACGCTGACGGATCGCACGCCCGCGCCGGACAGCAGCTCGCGCCAGCCGCCCGATTCCTTGTGCGTGACATTCACCGCCTCGCCATTGACGGACAGTTGCGTGGTCCGCATCCCCGCCACGGTCGCATAGGCCGCAGGCGCGCCCCCATCCCCTATTTTCAACAGAAACGCGCTTCCTTTTTCCACGCCCATGGCGCATTCTCCTCTAAGATAAACCGTGCAAGATTCGGGATTTGGAGAGAGGCCCCTATGTTCGTCACTGCCCCCCTGATGCTGTTGCTGGCCGCCGCTCCGCAGGGCGGCGTCGATGTCGGCACCGGCCGCAAGGACTATTCCCAGTGCCTGTCGAAACAGATCCAGCCCGCCATCGACAAGAAGCTGTCGCTTGCCGATTTCCAGGCCACGCTGAAGAGCGAATGCGGCGCCAAGGAAACCGCCTTCCGCACCGCCATCGTCGCTGACGACAAATCCAGCGGCATGTCGGAAAAGGACGCCCAATCGGACGCCGACGACCAGATCAGCGAATATCGGGACAAGATCGTCGGAGAATATGAGGATTATTCGAAGCCGGGCGCCTAGGACGGATCGCGGATCAAGAAATCGCGGCAAACAGGAAACCGGAACGGCGATCTGATTCAATCAGATCGAAACCCGCTCCAAGCCCGCGTTACACCGTCGTCCCCGCGAAAGCGGGGACCCGTTGCCCGCCCGGTCCTCCCCCACATCGCTGGCGGGCTGTATCGGCTACAGCCGCACCACCCGCACCCGATAATCCACCAGGGCCTGCCACCCGTCCCGCGCGGCCGTCCGCCCCATGCGAGAGCGCAGCAGCCGCGCGGCGATGACCTGCCAGCCCTCCACCGGCCCCATTGCCCGCATCACGGCATCGACCCGCGCCAGCAGGCCGCCCAGCCGCGACGGCGCCTCCCCCGCATCGAACAGGCTGACCGTCATCGTTAGTTCCCGCCCCTCCACATCCTTCGCGCCCCAATCCAGCGCGATGCAGTCCCCCACCACGCCATAGGGCGCGCTCGCCCGCGCCGGCACGCCGTCGAACAACCCGTTCAACCCCGCCATCAGCACGGCATCCCCGCGCAGGGCCGCCACCACGGCCGCACGCACCGCCACTTCCGCGCTCATCGCCGTCCCCCTCCCCAATGCCGGCCCGCTTCCCGCAGCGCCAGGTCGCCCATCCACCGATCCTTCAGCCCGCGCCCGCACAGGCGCACGGCCTCGCCCTCGACCCGCGCCTCGATCGCGGAGGCCGCGAGGGCGGCGGCAATCCCCTGACGCCGTGCCTCCAGCCGCGCTTCGACCAGCGCCTTCAGCCGCGCCTTCATTCCAGCCGCATCCGTCGCCATGGCCGCCATAGCGCGCTCACCACGGCGGGCGGCGTCGCCACATCGCCGTCCCGCGCCGCGAAATGCTCCGCCGCCAGTCGGACGATCCCCTGCCGGATCGCTTCGGGCAGCGCCGCCTCATCGGCCGCCAGTCCCGCCCGATAGCGTATCGTGACCTTGCCCGGCCCATCGACCAGCCGCGCCCGCGCCCATCCATCGCCCGACGCATCAATGTCGAAGGCATAGGCCTCCGGCGCCAGGGCCACGCCCGCCGCCTCCACCCCCTCGATCGCCACCACCGGCCGCGCCAGCAGCCTCTGCCAGCTCCCGTCGGCCGCGATCGTCTCCGCCGCTTCGCGCACCACCAGCCACTGCCCGATAAACTGCTCGCAAAGCCCGCAAGCCCCCGCCAGCAGCCGCTCCAGCACCTCATCCTCATCGTTCGACCCGATCCGCAACCAGGCCTTGAGATCCCCCAGCATCGCCCCTCCAAAGAAAAAGGGGACGCCCCGCAGGACGCCCCCAGTCTGCCCCTCTCCCCTGGCGGAAGAAGGACATGAAGCCTTACCCTCCTTCGACCGGCTCCGGACGGTCAGGCGAAGTCGGATGAGGGATGATCAGGAAGCTGCAAACTTCATCAGCTTGATCGCTTCCGAATTGGCCACGGCCCCGCCGATCCGCTTCACCGCATAGAAATGCACGAACGGCTTGTTGCTGAACGGGTCGCGCAGGATGCTCGTCTCGCTGCGTTCGGAAATCACATAGCCCGCCTGGAAATTGCCGAACGCGATCGACAGCGAACCGGCCGCGATATCCGGCATGTCCTCCGCCTCGACCACCGGATAGCCCAGCAGGGTCGCCGGTTGTCCCACAGCCAGGGAAGGCTGCCAGATGAACGCGCCGTCACTGGTCTTCATCTTGCGAATGACCGACAGCGTCGCCGAATTCATCACGAAACAGGCCCCCTGGCGATAGGGCGCGCGCAACGCCTGCACCAGGTCGATCAGCTTGTCCTGCCCCGACGCGGCAAAGGCGCCCGACGCGCCCGACGCCACATATTGCAGCGACCCGAAGGCCCGCACGCTGTCCACCTCATTGGTGGTCGTATAGGTCAGGAAGCCCTTGGGCTTGTTCGTCCCATTGCCGTTGACGAAGGCCGCGCCCTCCGCCGCCGCGAACTCGCGGGCGATCTCCCCCGCCAGCCAGCTTTCGACATCGAACTGCGCGTCATCCAGCATCGCCTGACTCGCCGCCGGATTGGCGTAAAGCTCGCCCGAAGGGGGCACGATCTCGTTGAAGCTCGGCGTCGCCGTCTCCGCCCGCGCGCCCGTCTCGCTGGCCCAGCCCGACACGATGCCGCCGGCCGTCACCAGCTTGCGATAGCCCGCCGTCCCGGTCCGCACGACATTGGCGATCGAACGAATGGGCGAAATCGCCTTCAGCGTCGCCCCGATGATCTGGTCGATCTCCCGCGGCACCGCATAGCCGCCCGCCGCACCCGACGCCCCGGAAAAGCTCTTCAGCTCGACTCCGGCCTCCAGCCCCTGCCGCACATAGCGCTCGACAAAGGCCGCCCGATGCGGATCGACCGCCCCGCCCTTGACGCCATCCAGCGCCGGCCGCTGCTGCATCAGCAGCGCCCCTTTCAGCGCCGCCACCTCGC